AATATTATCTAAAATAAACTTAATATTCCTCTTATCTGATTTGCCTTTGGCTGCTTTATAAATTGCAGTTCTTAAATTTTCTTTATCATAAATCTTTTCGTATATGTACCCTATTCTTTTCATGGATACTCCTTCTTTTACTCTTATTGGTTTTTCAATGACTTACTAGACCAATCCCTTATGAGTGTTTTTTAGCTAGGGCTATGGATATAATATGCATAAAGTATTAACTTGTAAAAGATTGCGACCGCCGATGTTCGAGTTCGTGTTCGAAGCAGCATTGTTAGAATTCCAATACCAGAGACCCGCATTCGAGCCATTGTTCCAGTTACCGCCGATCGCATATTATACCCGGTTATTAAAAACAATTAAGTAGTTTAGTAAGGGGAGACCCCTTACAACCCCCTACAAGGGTTTTTTAAGAAGGCGACCGCCGACGCTCGAGCTCGTGCTCGAAGCAGCATTGTCAGAATACCAATACCAGAGACCCGCATACGAGCCACTGCTCCAGCTACCGCCGAATAATGCAATTCTTAATCCTGTCGCTTGATAGTAATAATCCGCATAATATGTGGATGTTGATGCACCTAAAACACTTGGAAATTGAAATCCTTTATGATCTATGTTAAATGTTTCTTCTTTAACATAACCGTTCGCCATAGGTCTTTGGCCAAATAGCTCATAATCTGCAGTTATGGATGTACTGATATACTTTTCAGGATCATAACAAATCATGATGTTTTCTTCATCAAAGTTAATACCATCTATAAACTGCCATATGTGTCCGAATACATCTTCAATTCCTCTATACTTAAATTGATTGGTTGCTTTATGGACACCGCTTGGTTGTTTAATATAATCAGTTGCTCCAGTTACTACTCTTTCTGTATGATCTACTCTTCCTCTAAATAAGTTTTGTGAATTCGAAGTAGCAAACTCTACTAAAAATAATGTTTGAATTACATTGATTGCCCAGATATCTAGCTGTTGATAGCCAAGACCGTTTGCTTTAGCTCTTGTTCTAAACGTAGTAATGTTTTGTGATACGGTAGGAAGTACCCCGGTATTACTTGTTAATTTGGTTCCTACTGTAAATGCAGGATATTTTCCATACAAGAAGTAATCAAGTTCTCCATCTGGACCATAGAATACCGGTGGTAAGAACCAGTTATCATCAATCTTATGCTTAGAAATTGCTCTTTCATTTCCACTATTAAACATATAGAACTTGGGAATTTTGATGAATACATTCCCAAATTCATCAACAACTTCTTTCATCTCTGAGTATGGGTACAAATTATCAAAATCAGATTGTACGTATGTATAATCGCCAGCATCGATGATTCGATAACCCAAACCATTTGAACTATATAACCTTGTTAACAATGTATTGTCTTTTGGAAGGCCTGTGATACCCAAAATTATATTTTCATCGGATGAATGACTATTAAACTTTAGAATAGTTGATGCTGATGACGTACCTTTAATTTTGATGATAGGTTTAATATCTTCGATGTAGTCATTTTCTATAACCACAGATGTTACATCATTTTCTTCGATAAGTTCATAATATGGTGTTAATCTTTCAAATGTAAAATTTTCAGTTAATATCCTAAATTGTGATTTTTGAGACTTTGGCATATTCTTCGGCATAACATCAACATATCTTGTAGCTGAATTATGCGTATATTCAAGCGTGAAAGGTTTTTTGCCATTAGTTGCTAAGAACTGCATGAAGTTCATAAAATCCGCATAGGCGTCGTTTTTTAGCCCAAATATGATTGTTAATTCAATATCCGAAAACTTAATATCACTCTTTAAAATTGTTTTTTTATACTTGTCATCATAAACTTGATGATTGATATTTGATCCTAGTCCTTTTACATCAGTTACCTTTATCGAATTTAATGAAATATCATATGAACTTGTCATTTGATAATTCCATAGTTTAAATTTTCTTATCATTACATTGCCTCCGCTAGCTTGATATTGATTTGTCTTACCATATCATCCACATCGACTTGTTCCGCATAGTTCTGGACTGTCACGTTGATATTGACTTCTTTGTTGCTGTAGTCGTTCGTGGTAGTGGTATTGTAGCTGTTGCTGATACCTTGTCCATATGCGCCATCTAATGCGGTCTGTGCTGTTCCTGCAGGAGTTTCAACTTGTTGTGGTGTGGGTGATGGCTGTGATGTTGTTCCTGACTCAATATTAATGCGGATGTGATTAAGTTCTTCTAATGATATACCTAACCATTTACCAAGACTGTTTATTGCTCTGATCAAATGATTTATCATATCTATTCCGCTATTAATGACGTTTTCTATGCCTTTGAGCACAAATTGAATACCCTTTTCTACAAGTTCTAAACCTTTTTGAAATAGATTAAAAATAAAGTTAAACACTGGAGCTAATCCCATAAGTGCATTTTTAAGTGGTTGCATCAATTGCGTTATAAATCCTATGCTTTTTTGAATTATAGCCATAACTGGTACCAGGACCATTTGCAGTAATTTAATCACTGGTGTTAGTATTGCCATGAAGACTTTAATATTGTTTGATAGTATCGCCATGACTGGAACTAATGCTGCTTTTAATAAGTCAATAAGTGGTGTTAATAATGGTCCTATCATATCTAAAATTGGAACAAGTAAATCGCCTATCATAGTTACCAAAGGCATTACTGCTTGAAGTACTTGATTGAATAATTCACCTAGCATTTGCATAATTGGAGCCAGTGCAGTTCCTATTGTAGATACTATGTTATTTATTGATTCTCTTACTTTCTCATTAGTTGTATAAAGTAGTACCATGATGCCTACGATGGCTGCTATTGCTGCGATGATAGGATGTGCCATTAGGAATGTCAATGCTTTAGAAAGACCGCCTATACCGCCTATTAAGCTTCCCATAACTGATGTGAGCTTTCCTATGATTAGAATCACTGGAGCCAGTGCTGCAACTACTGTCAGCATGATGGCGATGTTTGTTTTTGTTTTATCTGATAAATCTGCAAACCATTCGGCCATGGAACGGACTGCAGGAACTATTTTCTCTTGGATGATGTTTGTCAGTGCTTGGAATAGTGGTAGCAAGGATACGCTGATGTCATTCTTAATGCTTTTGAATGATGTTTTAATCGCTAGCCATTGGTCGTCATATGCTGCTAGGCTTGCGACTTGACTATCTGTCATGTATCCTAGTGATTCAAACTCTTTGGTGAGTTGTGCTATGCCTTCCGCGCCGCTGTTTAATAATGGGATAACTTTGGATCCTAAACGTTCGCCAAAGATTTCGTTTGCCAGATACGCTTGTTCTGATGCATCTGAGATGCCACTTAATCTTTGGATCATCGCTTCGAAGTTCGCTCCCATGCCTTTAGCTGCATCGGATGCACTAAAACCAAGACGTTCTAACGCCTTGGAGCCAGTATTCGATACACCTTGTGCAAGATTAGCAAAAGAACCCTGTGTCTTAGCAAGGGCTGTCTGTAGTGTCGTATTATCAACACCCACTTGATTTGCAATATAGCGCCATCTCTGGAACTGTTCTGCGCTCAGGTTGACAGCTTGACTCATATCGTCTATTTCTGCTGCTAGTTTCACAGTGCTGTTGAAGAGTGCTGTAGTACCCACTAAGGCACCGACAGCCGCTGCTGAGAATACAGCAAGCGACCGTCCTACCTTTGTTATAGCGGATCCTGCAGTATTAAATTTGTTTGCTAGATTCTCAAACTTTATGTTTTGAAGATCCTGGAGTTCTTTCTTTAGTTTAATAGCACTTGTTTCAGTCAGGGTTAGTTGAGTCTGTAGTTTGCGATATCCTTCGCTGTCTACAGAACCTCCGCTTTCTTCAAGATACTTCATCTGATCGCGCAATGATTTAGCTTTCGAGTTGGTATCGTCAAGTGCTTTTTGTGCGGACTTTTGGGCTTCAATAAAGGTTTTATCATCCCACTTGATTTTGAGTGATTCTACAAGTGCAGCGGTTTGCTTGGACGTGTTTTTGATTTCACGGTCCATTGTTTTTAAACCTTTTTCGAATTGTTTAGTGTCCGCTCCTATGGTGATTATTACACCTTTTGCTGTTTCGGCTGCCATGAAATCACTCCCTTTATTTGAGTAGTTCTAAGTAATCTGAATTGGATGCTTGTCGTCTTTCAACGTTACGACTTCCCAGTCTTTCTTCTTCCATGCGTTTACCATAGTGTTGAAAATTTGTGATCCATATTTCAACAAGCATCGCATACATGTCATGGTATGAAATGCTTGTGATTAGGTCATATGGAAGCTTTGCATCCAATGCTGATTGAATGCGAGCCAATATGGGTGATGGCTCGATCACTGTTGGCTCTTTGCCATTGCCTTTGCCGTATCGGTCAATAAGCGCTTGCAGATATTGTGATCGAGCTTTTAGTTTTTTCCTGATACGGAATTAACTTCTTCAATGATAGCAGTAATCTTATCAATTACATCGCTAAGATTCTCTTCGCTGACTCCGTTTAGGAAATCTACAAAGGTTGGAAGTTCCGGGCTTTCAATAAAGCAGTAAACCACTCGAAGGCTCTCAATAAGAGTTGTGCCTATCATAGGGTTCTTCTGCAGGTTCTTAAGGTTGATCTGGGTAAGTCCTACAGCATGGACTAGGTCATAGTCTTTCTCTGCTTGGAATGTTCTTTCCCATTTGTAGTTAGCCAACACCGAAGTGTTTACTCGTACAAGGATTTCTCTTCTTTGGTATTCAAGCTTACCTGTAGCTTGATTTTTTGCCATTTCAACCAAAGGAATTTTAATAGATACCGCCATAAATTAGCCTCTTACGCTGCTTTTACTTTAGGTGCGGTGAATGTGCCGAACGTAGCGTAATCAGTGTCTGCAGGGCGTTTTCTTTGGCGCCATACTTTGACTGTGTTACCGTTTGTATCGGTGTAGTCACCAGTGCCTGCAGTATTCAACAAGTTAATACCTAAGATTGTAAATGGCAACTCATAGGTAGTAAGATTTGGTGTTTCTGTGGTTTGTTGATAACTTTCAGCAGGTCTTTCAAGAATGACATTGTAGCACCAGAACTTGACTGTTTTGGTAACGTCATTTTCATGAACTTCAATCTCATAGTAGAGATGAACTTCTACGGACTTCGAAACAGAGATATCTGCGATACCAGTGCCATCGACTTCTTGTTTGTAACCTAAGTCCTTAAGGAAGTCTTCTGGTACTTGAATGAGAGTCAATGCTCCAGTGAACCCTTGATCTGCGAAGATTTCAGTCAGTTTCTGACCGTCACCGTAGATAGGGAGTTTGTTGATTGCTGCTTCAAAACTGATTTGACTAGCATACGCCACGTCATTGATAACAAGTGGTGTTGATGCTAAACAATATTTAACATTCTTCACGTTAAATTGTACTTCTTTAGTTTTAGCCATTATTGTTTCCTCCTTCAATAGCTTTCTTTACTGCTAGGATAATATTTGCTTTTTGGGCTTGAAATCTTCTACGCATAAAACCCCGGTGTGGACTTTTAGCGCCATGTTCTAATACAATTGTAAGTGGCACTGTCGTTTTTCGCCCATTTCTTGTTGTGGGTACCAATTTGGTAGAACCCACATAGCGAACCCCGGTGTACTTATTTTTAATCATCCAGGATCCTTTTAGTTTTTCCCCTGGATTGGTACTTTGTGGACTATGTGCATCTAAATCTTCTTTCATAATTTTTGATGCTTCATCGAGTCCTTTTTCTACATTTTTTTTGGTATCAGCTGTTACACTTTTAATGATGTTTTGCATCTGTTTCTCAAATTCGCTATACGCCATATGAGTATCTTCCATCCAAGTCTACAGTGTATCGTTGACTGGTTGTATCATATATAGGTCCTTGTTGTGTAAAACGGATACCATTTTGAATAAGTTTATCCCTGTATGCATTCATGATTGTGACTGCATCGTTGATTTTTTTAGCATAAATACTGATTGTGAAATACTTTTCTCTAAGAATTTCGATGCCATCGCCTGATTCGGCTGATTGATCTGTCGTTGAGCGTTCAAAGATTACAAATTTAGCAGGTATTTTAGATTCTTCTTCATCCATTTTTTCCATGTAGACTGGAGCGGAATTAGTATCTTTTAGAAGATTCCATAATGAATCATAGTCCTTGGATAGCATCTTCAATCAACTCCTTTATACCTTCTTCTTTTATATCTTCATAATTAATTTTTATTAAGTGTTCATCTTCTGCCTTTGCTGTAGAGTTGCAACTGTAGACTTGTCCTTGGCCGTTCTCTTTAAAGTAGATGTATTTCTGTTTTTTGTACACCCTGTTCTGGATCTGGATAGTTCCTCTCAGCTGAACGTTTGCTGCTTGTGCTTGCCAATATGTTGAACTCCCGGTTGGTCCAACTGAACCTTGAACACGCACTACAGACTCAATCGTCTTTACACGTTCGCCTGTATTCGAATCTTGCACTTGAACAATATTAAATAAATAAATGGTGGTATTTATTCTCATCATACCACCTCTATTCTATCGATTCAGTGATAACTGATCTTAGCTTATCAATATTTGCAATATACATTGTGCTTGTTTTATGGTTTCCTGTTGTTAAGTTTAAATTGTCATTTACAAATATGGTAAGGGTGGCTACTAACAGTTTGTTCGTAGAAACAATGACTGTTTCTGGAACTCCTGCGCCTTTCATATCTTCGATGCCTGCATCAATAAGATCTTCGATATATGTTTTTGAAACTAAATCAGATACATCGTATCCAACTGCATATGCAATCTTATTTACTAAATCTGCGCCTGTTGCTACTGACATGTCATGCCACCCCTTTCATATTTTTATTTTTTAGGATGCTACTAGAGCGATTGTTGATGTTGCAACGCCTGCACGTGCTTCATCGTATCCGATCGTGATTAAGCCAGTCTTTGTTACATAACCAGTCTTTGTTATCGAATAGTTGTAAGTTCCATATAATACTGGATACTTACCTGCTGATGCAGTGACTGTATCGCCACTGCCGATTGTTGCACCTTTTTTGAGTACAACTGTAGGTGTTGCTACAGGTTCGCCTACAGAGTCAACAACGTTGATTGTTAGCTCGACGTCTTCGTATTGAAGATTGAAGTTCTCAAGGATTTCGCCTTTTGTAGAACCATCTACATCTTTGCTAGCTACATTTTTCAAAGCAACTTTCAATTGATCTGCATTTCTTCCCATTTTATGTACCGCCTATTACTTCTTGACGCCATGGACGAATGCGTTTGCTACTGGAGTTGTTGCACAGAATTCACTTGCAATATACTCAGTAACTGCACTTCGTGGAATACGATTTGCTTCAATTCTGATTGGAATCAATGAGTTTGCTTTGAAGAACTTGGTGACGTTACCGATGATGAAATCGCCTGCAGTTAAGTTTTCATCAGTTTCAACTCTTACTGAACCGAATGAAGAGATTCCTGTTGAGTTATTGAAAACTGGATACTTGAAGTTGCCATTGTCATCAGTTGAGAATAGGATTTTGTCGTAGACATCAGTCGCAACATAAATCTTTGCATTTCTTCTGAACTTAGGTGTTAGTTTACTTAACCCTGCGATTAATGCATCAATTTCTTTACCTGCATCATATCCGCCAGTAACTGCTGCTAGAGCGCCTACTGTGATACCTTTGATGTGGTTAGAGTTTCCTGCACCATAGATTAGTTCATAAACCCAGTCTTCATTTAAATCTTGAATGATTTGATCGATGATATATAAACCAAAGTCAAATGCTGTTAATGCTTGAACTTCATCTGTAACTGCAATAATGGTTTGTAAGTAACCTTTGACACCTGTTACTGTATCCCATTCCATTTGATTGTCTTTTCCAGATGCACCTTCAGCTTTTGCTTTTGCCTTATCACGTGATTTTCTGAATACAAATTCTACTAAGCCGGGAATGCTTGTGAATGAAATATCACGAAGAATAGGACTTAGTAAACCTTCTTCTCTTAGAAGATCTAAGATGATTCCTGTTGGGATAAATACACCTGCATTGTTAACACCATCAACAAGTTCTGTTGCTGCAACATAAGTTTCAGCAGTGGTTGTTAATGCTACGCCTAATGCACGTTTTTCTGATTCAGAGAAAGCTTGCTTTTTGAAACCACGTCCGATGATTTCAGCGAGAGCATTTTTTCTCTTCATTTTTGAAATTCTTTGGTCAATTTCTGTAGATCCTGGTTGTTGTGTTTGAACAACTGGAGCTTGTGCAAATCTTCCTGCTAATGCTTCTCTTAATTGTGTGTTAAGAGTAACCATTTCTGTTTCAGCATTTCTGGATTCTTCTTCGATTTGAAGTAATCTTTCAGATGTTGCTGTCTTAGCTTCGGTTTTGAAGCCTTCAATCTTACTGCGTAATGCTTCGATTTTACTTCTTAATTGTTCAATGTTCATTTTCATTGATCTCCTTATTTTATTTTTTCTAATCTTGCAAGCACATCTTTACGTCTGTTTTCTAACTGGATTTTTTCTTTCGCAATGGAATCATCCAATTCCTTCTTACGTGAAGCCTCCACCTCACCAAGTCTGCGTGCATATATCTCAGTTTGTTCATAAGCAGGATGAGCGACTGCTGCTACGTCATAGAGTTTTCCTATTTTTCGTACTGTCCATGTGTGGGTTTCCTTATTGTAGGATTCTTCTTCTATAGTAAAAGCGAAACTCATCTTATCGATGATGCCTGTTCGAACTAATTCGTACATATCTCTGCCTGCTTGAGTGTTTACTAGTTCTGCTTTAATATCAACACCTTCAGGTTTGATTTCTAATTCCAAGGATTTATTCTTGGTTCTTGCTACAACATGATTGTCATCGTGATTAAACTTTAGGAAGCATTCACTGATGTCAGTGTTGTTTAATGCTGCTGAGTCAATAATTTCTTTATACTCAACTCCTTCGTATTGAAATAAAACTGTTTCTTTATTGAATACGATTGGTTGTCCTTCTACAATCATCTTTGGTGCTGTTTCAGTTCCTTCTGATCTGGCATGTACTCCTGAGAACTCTCTCATATAGTTGCCATGGCGATTTATTCGTAAGTCATTAATAAGCTTTTTATCCATCTATTTATCCTCCTTCGGTTTTGGATTTGTGATGTTATCTTCCTCTTCTTGCTCTTTCTGCTCTTGCGTTTTAGCATAGTTTAGGAATGTGTATGGTTCATCGCCACCCTCAACTGGTGGTATGTAAAGAAGTTCATTGACAACGTTTGGTATATGAATAGGTGATTTTTGAATAATGGCTGCAACTTGAGCTCTGGTTTTGAGTGAAGCGGTTTGCAATCTGTTTGCATCCACTCTGATCTCATTGCCTACTTCTCTTTCTCTAGGTGTTAGGATTTTCTCTGTCAGTTCAGCTGCTATCTTTATAGCGATTGGTTCCATGTTAGTTTCGTAATACGCTTGGAACTGATCTTCGTTATAATTTGCAGAAAGCATCGCATCATTGATGTTAAGATAATCTTTAACTTTCTTTTCTAGTAAACTCATCACATCGGAATCTGCATATTTACCTTTTGCTGTATCTAGTTGGATAACTTGCTGTGCTGCATCGATATATGCTATCCCTGCTGATTCGCTTCCAAGGTACCTGTCAGAGAATTCTTTAGCTCTTTTTTCTTTTTGTTCTTCTGAGAGTAGTGTAGGTGTTGAAACTAAGAAACGGATAAATGCAGACATTCGAATTGATTGTTCTAGACCTTCATAGTTTGTTTTGATTATCTTTATGACTTGCTCAATCGATTTGTCAATTTTTCCAAATGTGTCAACTAAGAAGCCAACGTTTCTTGACAAAATTATCATATCATTCATATCTGTAATGTATGTCTGACTGCCTATTCTGAATCTAAAGTACAGCTGCTTTTCGTCTGATCGTATCTCTACAGAGTCTGTAGGGATTATCCAAAGTGCTTTTACTCTATCAGACGCTATACTGTCGCCTCTTTCAACAAATATCAAAGCGTTATTATTCATGTAATACTCAAGGACTACTTTTTCCCAGAATGTGGGTGCATTCATTGCAGGATTAGGTCTGGTACTTAGTAAGTAATTAAGTGTATTTTTGTTAGAAGAGACTGCTCCTTTGTAATAAACCAAAGGTCTGATTTTAGAACCATGTCTTGCGTGTGTGTTGCACCCGGTCACAAACGTTTCATTTAATTTAGGATTACTTTCGCCTGTAAAGTGTGGACTGTTGACATTTAGGCTTTTGAGTTGACTTCCTGTTTTCTTACCTTTGAATATATTTGCAACGTATTCAGTTGCGTTTTGAAACCATCCCATCTTATCCCTCCTGTCTTCTTGGTCCTAGGTAGTAACCTATATCATCTGCTATTCTAACATAACAGTTTAGAATCGTTGCAAAGCCGTCTATTTTGCGTTCTCTCTGATCATTGATTTTCTTAGGCATATAGTTACCATTTCTATCCTGTTCAAGCTGTACGTTTGATAAACACCATTTGGTGATTGGATTGTTTTGGTAGCACAATACCTTTTGTCTTAGATCTGCTTCAATCAACTGCATAGGTATACTTAATGTTTTTGCTCCTTGAGCTGTCGCTACTAGGCATGTGTCTTTCTGATAACCTCTAGAAACTAAGTCGGATATTAAGTATTGAGCTGAATATCTGTCGTATTGAATGTACTGGTACATCCATCCTTTTTCTCTAAAGTTATTGCTGATGTAATCTGCAATATCTCTGTATTCTATAAGTTCCGTACCTGATATTCTTACAAGTCCACGTTCAACCCATGCTGCCCATGGTATCTTATTGTTCTTATCTTGAATTCTTTCATTGTAGAATTTTGCGGTGATCCAGTACATTGTTATTGCTATCGCTCGAGGCTTTTTACCTTCTATCATGTCTGCTTTATCGAATAGCATTGTTGTGAAACTTGTTAGGTCACCAGTTCTTGACAAGTCTAACCCACCTATAACAAATGAATTGTCGAATTTCTTCAATTGTTCTTCGGTATATACAATCTCATTGTTAAGATCGTCGAAGCTTAGCCATCCTTTTCCTGTGATTCCTCTGATGTTAAAGTCTTTTGTTAAGACTGTGTTCATATAGTTTTTATCTGACTCTGCTCTTTGAACTTGATCCTGGATGTATTTTATCTGTTTGATGACACCTAAGGATGGATTTGCCTTTATCCACATTGCTTCGTCTGCTATCTCTTCGATTGAGTCCATCTCATAGATTAGTGGTAACAATGTATCGTCCGGGCTAATTCCTTCTAAAATGTTGACTGCGTGGTCGTACATATTATCATACAGACCTTCTCTTACAAACCCTGCAGTACTAATCATCGATATGATTGGTTGTTGTCTGGCTGATGTTGACTGTTTTAGAATATCATAGATTTGTCTTTTTAGTTCATGAACCTCATCAATTACTCCTAAGCTTGTATTGAGTCCATCAAAAGTTTGAACGTTTGATGACAATACTTTGGCCAAGGAAGATGATCCTTTAAGTTTAATGCTTTTAGGTGGTGCGATGCGAAATGAAAATATCTTATCAAGTTCTCTTTCACGTTTTATCATGTCGATAGCTTCTTCGATAATACGTTGTGCTTGGCTTGTTACAGTTGCTGCAGCGTAGACTTCTGCTCCTTTTTCGTGGAGTATTCCAAAGAGCGTTAAAGGCGCATTCATTGTGGTTTTACCGTTCTTACGTGCTACGACTAGAAAACTCTCTGTAAATCTTCTGTGATGAGTATCTCTTCTTAGTGTTCCGAATAGTGTTTGCGCCCATGCTTTTTGCCATAACATCAATTCAATACGTTTCCCTGACCATTCGCCTTTTGATTGTTTACAATAGGTTTCAGAAAACTTGATAAATTTTAATCCCGGATTAGGGTTAAAGTAATACAATGGATGCTCGTCATTAATAATCGGCTTCATCCATTTTAGGTATACTTTCTTTACTTTTTTAGAAACTATTATTCGTCCAGACTCGATCTCTTCGATGTACTCTCGGATATAGTTTGGTTTATCTTGATAATCCATACTAGTCCTCCTCATTCATGAGATCAAGCACATCACTTTTTGGCTTGTTTTTGCTGTGAGCATTTCCAATTCTTGCTCTTCCTACAGGAGTTAGGCAAAGCTGCTCTGCCAATTTTGATATAATCTTAGACTGTTTTTCCATCGTAGCAAATGTTTTATCAAGCATTTTTTGCCCGGCATCGTTCCCGGATACGACTTGATTCACCTTTGCCCATGTTTCTTGAGCCTTTTTATATATCGCTGTTGCTTCGCAGTACATGACTAATGCAGTGATATCGAGATCGTTTAGGATTTTCAATTCCATTTGATTATACAATCTCATGATTCTTCGCCATTCTTTCTTGGCTTCATCTGTTAGATACTTAGGAACTGTCAGCTTTGCTTTAGTTTTAAGCTTGGCTTCTATCTCTTTACGCATCTCGATTTCTTCACTGTTTTTTTTATGACTTTGGTTGTCGATGGCTTCTGCAGGAATGGGTTTCCTACCAGTGTTTGCCATAGTAGTGGCATCCGCCTGCTATTTCACTGTATTTTAAATCTTTGAGTCCTAGACGTTTGATTATCGATCCTGGAGTTAATTCAATTCGATTGATATATTCATGAATTTCTTTTCTATCATCGGCAGTTAAACTTCCATTAAGAATGACGTTGACGCTTAATGGTTCTTTGATACCTATTCCATAGGCTACTTGAATTTGAACGTCTGCTAGTCCGTATTTCTTAAATTTATCGATTGCTCTTACTGCAATTTCTCTTGCTGCATAGGAACCGCTTCTGTCTACCTTGCTTGGATCTTTTCCAGAGAATGCGCCACCACCCACTTGAACGTATCCGCCATATTGGTCGCAGACTATCTTTCTTCCTGTGAGTCCTGAGTCTGCTACTGGTCCGCCTATGGTCCACACGCCTGATGGATTTGCTATGATTATCACTTCATCAATATTTTTACATTCGTTAAATCTTAATGAATTGACAATGATGTCCTGAATCGTTTTCTTCACAGTTTTTTCATCAATGTCTTCATAATGACATGCGCTGACTAAAATTGTATGAATTGATTCTCTAGTATATTTATCTAAGTCTACTGTAACTTGAACTTTTGCATCGCCTTTGAATATTCTTCCTTCGTCAGCGTAATGTTCAATGTGTTTGATGATGTGATTTGCAATATGGAATCCGAATGGAAGATAACTTGATGTTTCGCTTGTTGCATATCCAAACATGATGCCTTGGTCGCCTGCTGCAGGATCATCCGCATCATTGCCATCAACTGCATGATTTATTTGTTGTGACTGTTTTCCAAGAAGATTGATGACTGTTTCTACTTCATATCTAAGTTTGAATGCTATGTTTTTAACGATTGCTTCAATCTCTTCCCTGGAGAATTCTTCGCTTGTTTCCCCTGCGACAATAACAATCTTATCTTTGACAAGTGTTTCTGCAGCGACTCTGGCATTTTTGTTTTTCTTAAGTGCTGCATCAAGGATTGCATCGCTTATCTGATCTGCATATTTGTCTGGGTGATACTTTGATACTTGTTCAGTGCTGAATAATCTCATCGGTTTTGAACTCCTTTTCTACTCTTTTCAAGTTTTTCGCTAATAATCGTTACAACTCCATCTTTGACTTTTGCTACAACAGTGCATGTTGCATCGCCATTTCCTGCATCGTCAATGACTACAATTCTTTTTGGATTTGTTTGTTTCTTTGGTTTCATGTTATCCTCCCATGGTTTCGCTATTATTTAGTTTAACAGCTTTTTGCTTTGTCATCTCTTCCCATCGGTTAATTATGACATCAACATACTTGGGATCAAGTTCTGACATGTAGCAAGTTCTATTCATTTGTTCAGCTACAATAAGTGTGGTACCAGAACCTCCAAATGGATCCAGAATGCTTTCGTCCGGGTTGCTGCTGTTTTGCATCAGCCTTGCAATCAACTTGACTGGTTTCATTGTAGGATGCTCTGCGCTTCTTGTTGGTTTATCATATCTTAGTACACTTGTTTGAACTGATTCGAAGATTTGAGTCAGTATTGCTTTTACTTCTTTAGCATTCATTTTGCTGATGTTAAAGTCATCAGAGAATACTGTCGACCATGTTCTGTCATCAATGAAGTAGTGTGCTGCACCGGGCTTCCATCCGTAGATGCATGGTTCATGTTGCCATTGATAGTCCTGTCTTCCAAGTGTGAATGCGTTCTTTACCCAGTTGATAGTTTGCTTGATATCAAGTCCTGCTCTTTTGATTGCCATTCTGAATTCGATATCATTGCTATCGCCATACCATATATAAAATGATCCGCCCGGTTTGAGATAAGCTGCCATGTTTCCAAAACTGTCAGTTAGGAATTCTAGGAATGCATCATCATTCATGTTGTCGTTTTGAATACCGCTTCGCTTGTTAGAGCCTCCGCCTTTATAGTCAACATTGTATGGTGGATCTGTAATGATGCAGTCTATCATTTTTCCATCCATTAAATTATCAATGTCATCTTTGATACGTGCATCGCCACAGATTAGTCGATGTCTTCCGAGTTGATAAATGTCGCCTAGTTTACTCTTTGGTTTTGGATCTAGTGTAAAGTCGTAATCATCGCCATCTACATCATCAACACTCTTCTCTTTTTTGAAGCCGAAGATTGTCATGTCTATTTCTATGCCTTGTAGTTCTTCAATCAGTTTTTGTATATCCCAATCAGCAATTTCGGACAACTTATTGTCTGCTAATCTAAATGCTTTGATTTTTTCATCGTCAAGTCCATCAAGAATGATAATGGGAACTTCTGTCATCTTAAGTTTTAGTGCTGCTCTTAATCGTGTGTGACCTGTAACTACTACCATGTTCTTGTCTACTGTGATTGGAACATTAAACCCAAATTGCTGAATGGATTCCATCAAAGGTTTTACAGCTTTGTCATTCTTTCTTGGGTTATTTTCATACGGAATAATACTTTTTGGATCTATCATTTTAACTTCCATGCTTTTCACATCCTTCTCTAAAAGTTTAACATAATGTCAAGTTTTTTCAAAAATCGGCATATTTTCGTGAAGAACCCCACGCCCGGTGTGGCAGAATTGTTTATTTTCGAATCAGACCGGGGGGGTATGCTTCATCTGTTCGGTTTCTTTATGAGATTGCCTATCTCATCGAACATTAATTCATCCCTCAACTGCACTTCGCGCGCACGTTTTGAGTTGTGACACTCTCTGCATAGTAGTTGCAGGTTCTTTGGGTTGATGCTTATGGTTTGATCTGATACATTGTCCGCTGATATTGGAATGATATGGTGTACTTCTGTACCCACACCACCACACTCTTCACACACTCCCATGCGTTCAGCTCTTATCATTCTTCTTACACGTTTCCATGCTTCAGATTGATAGAATTTTATCACATTGTCAGGTGTTTTCAATGGTTTCTACATCCTTTCTACTGTGTTTCTTCTTATTTTTTATCCATCTTCCCATCCAAATATACTGATCTGAACATTTTCCATTCTTTTCTTTGCTATCTGAGCATACTCTGGATTGATTTCAATACCCACGTATGCTCTATTCATTGTGCTTGCCACCTTGATTGTGGTAACTGAGCCTAGGAACATATCTAGGACTACACCTTGTGGTCTACATCCTGCTTCTATGATGGTTTCCACTAGTTCTTTAGGGAACATTGCAAAGTGTTCGTACGTGCTTCTTTGGGTGTTTATGGTCCATACTGTACGTTTGTTACGCATCAGGTTCTGTTCTGTTGGCCTTGGTTGTTCTTGCTGCTTGTTTCTTCTTCCTCCATTCATTGATCCTAGAACCCCTTTGCTTCCTCTTGGTTGGCTTATATCGTTTGTTCTCATAGGTTCTTTTGGTTGGTTGAAGTAATACTCTGTGTTCTTTGTGAAGAAGTATATCTTTTCAAAGTCTACTGTGAACCTGTCCTTTACGCTCGATGGCATAGCGTTTGGTTTGTACCATATAATTTCGTTTCTAAGTATCCATCCTTCGTCCTGCATTGCTATTGAAAACCTAGCAGGTATGTTACATAGCGATTTTCTTGGGAGTTCTCTCACTCTCTTCTTTAGATTTTGCTTTGGTATGTATTGCATCTTCTGATCTGTCTTTCCAGTCTTATCGCCTGAGTATGTATCGCTTATGTTAACCCAACAGGTTCCATCTTTCTTTAAAACTCTTTTTGCTTCATTAAAAACTTTTATTAAATTTTGGATATATTCTTTAATTGTAGGTTCAAGTCCGATTTGTCCTGCAGTTTAATAATCTCTTAATGACCAGTATGGTGGTGATGTAATGATGCAATCTATGCTTTCATCTTCAAGCTTTTTCAATTCTTCTAATGCATTGCCTATGATTATCATTTTCTTACTCCATCATCATTCTTGCTATTTGTTCTATAACTCCTACGACTATTGAATTTCCTGCTTGTTTATATAATTGAGTGTTGCTGTTCAGTTTTTCTGCTTTATTGAAGTCTTCTTCATCAAAGTCCATGAGCCTCCATGATTCACGTGGTGTCACTTTTCTAATTCTTGATAGTTGACCATCTTTATTCATAAGATATGCTTTTTTGTCCTCGTCTTCGTATATTCTAAATAATCCCAAGTCGTAGACTAACTTTAATTTTTTTACTTCGGTCTGGATGTTTTCTACTAGACCTATGTCATCTGGTGAAGTTTTTATTGTGTGTATCTTTCCTTTTTGGACTGTACCTCTTTTTTGATATGGTCTGTTGATATAGATTCCATCGCCATCGGTTGCTTCTGCATATTCTTTTTTTGTCTTCTCAGGTATTAAAACTACGTTAGGTTGCTTATAGTCAGTTGCTCTTAATGTATGGGCAATTTCTTTAAAACCTGAGAATTCTCTTTTTTGTGGTCCATATGCGAACTGTGGTTCTGCACTATTTGTCATGAATGACGTTGTTATAGCGGTTGAAAGTCCTTCGACATCATACACTCTGTTTTGAATGCTTGGTTGCTTCCCATCCACCTTTGAGTTTATGCATATCGTTTTATCTTGTGGTATTTCTAATATTTTTTGATCCTTATAATCTCTTGATAGAAGTGTGGGTGCTATTTCCATAAAACCACGTTCTCTGAATTCACGACTTGCGACTGCGTATGCTATCTTTGGTTCTCTTTCATCTTTCTTAATGTTTTCAATTATTTTAGGTTCTCTATTTCCGCCCTGCATCGTTGTGATTGCATTGATTGTTTCAGCATCTTCTTCTTTAACTCTTTTGATACCCATACTTTCATATTTAGATTTAAACATTGAAAGTATCTGATCTGCTGTTAAATAAAACTTTTCAATAACTTGTGGCTCTAAATAGTCTTTAAGCTTTTTTTCTAATTTGAATGGTTTAGGATATTCGTAACTATATTCGCCTAGTACGGATACTATAAAGACTCTATCTCTGTTTTGTGCTACCCCATAATCTTTGGCATTCATTTTCCCTGGATAGTTCTGATATCCGCATTCCGATAATATCGTAAGTATCCTACTCCAATATTTATGAAACTTTTTGCTGAATAACAATGCAACGTTTTCCATGATGAGTACTTTTGGTCTTTCTTCTATAGGTGTATTTCTTAATGTTTCTAAGAATACGAACCCATAATTGGATCTGGTTCCTTCTTCCATTCCTTTGCCATGTCCTGCATTTGAAATGTCTTGACATGGGAATGACCATGTGCATACATCAACTCCTGCAGGAAGCCTATCGAATGAGCCTATAGCGCCTAGGTTATTAACTGGTCCATGTATCTCATTGTATGTTTGGATGCAGTATTTATCTATTTCGCTAATTGCAACAACTTTTACCTTGAAGCCTGCTCTTTCGAACCCTTTTTTAAATGCACCTATTCCTGCAAAGTTTTCATTCATAGTTAGTTCATTGTTCTTTGAAAACTTAATGCTAGGTACCATTGTGCTGAATAAGTCCATTCTATTCCTCCGATGTTTTCTTTTTATCTAGAACCATTATATTACTTAACGTTTACTTAGTCAACGTTTATATATTACAATGGTTTAAAGATTGAATTCTACTTCTCAGCTACTTTTCTTCCGCATCCCGGACAGTAGTTGTAGTATCTATTTACTTTTGAATTGTGCTTGTATAATGGTTCCCAACAATAAGCACATATTTCTTTTCCTTTAAGATGATCTGGGATGTTCTCTATCTCAGATGCTCTCATCGGAATTGTTTTTTCAGTTAATCTGTAGATGTCTTCAAATGATATGAATTCAACTTTTGGTGCTTCATATGGTTCTTTTGCTCTACCTTCTGTTTTGAGTCCATATGTTACTATTTCATATTCTTCTTTAAATTCATCAAGCGATAATTTTCCTATTGAACCTTTGCTGTTTCTAATATAAATATTTTCGGTTGTTCTTTGTGTTACTAGATAAATCTCTTTTGACTGTCTATTTCTAATCATCATTCCTTCAGTTGGATTCATTGTTTTTCCTCTTTCTTATTTAGTAGTTATTACGTTTCATGTATTCTTTTATGACTGATGTTAGCAGATTGATGTTGATTGGATTCTGCCAGTAACCTTTTGGCATCGACAGTGCATCAAGTGTGTCTTCAACATCTTCGGTAATATGATACTCATGATTTGCTAGCTCATATAATAATGCTTGTCTTAAGTTTTCATGATCCTGGAGCCAATCAGATTCTCTTTGACTGGTTTCTTTTACCATTTTGCTGTATTCTTCTCTGCTGCTTTTCTTTATGTATCCGCCCATGCCTATGCTGACAATGTCTTCGTTGTTTGGTGTATTAATCTTTTTTTTACCTTCTTCAAATTGTTGATTGTCAAATGCGAAGAACCCATTTTCTTCAAAGAACTTGTTGTATCGATCCTGGTTCTCTTTTCTTAATTTTTGATAATTAAATTTTTTCATTTCGATCTCCTATTTTAATTGGTTTTTTTGTAGCAACAGTTGGTTTTTGCTTTGGTGGATTTTCAACTCCTCCGTTTGTAAGTTCATACGTAGACGTATAATCTTCATCATGGATAGTACCTTTTTTTATGATATCTAATCCATCAAAAATATCTTTTTTTTGATTTTGTTTTTCTATTTTTTCAATTTTTAATAAAATGCTATCTGCCTTTTTACTATATATAATTCCATAAGATATTCCGATGTCTGTCATTCTAATTCCTAACAATTCAAACAATTCTTTATAAAGATTATTTTTTCTTATTGCTTGTGATAGTAATACATTTATTGCATTAGCAACTTCTCTTTTTTCTGAATCAATATCGTTATAATAATTATTTCTATACTTATTTGCTATCTGAATTGCTTGTTCTAAATTCATATATTATCCATCCTTTTGGCGTTTTTTAATCTTACATAATCATAAAGATTGTAAGATTTTTTATTTTAAATCGTTTGATACACTTTGCAAGTCAGTAAGGCTTTTAACTCGTTTTTTGTTTTTTCTTTTTGTTATAAAAATATTACAATAAATTTGGTTTCCGTTAAATGAGCCTTTTTTTACTTGTGGTACTATGATCCTGTAATTCTTCTTTTGGGGTTTTCTCAATGATGTCTATACTTAGTATTCTGATACCTTCATACTTTCTTTTCAGCTTTGGTCTGATTTGTGCTAAGCATGACTCTTCATCGTTGCCTATTACATATCCTTGTGATCCATAGTAGACTGCATCAATGGGTTCTTCTGTCTTTATAAACTGTCCATTGAATAATCTAATTCCATTCTTTGTACCTTTGCCCATTAATACATAAGTTAGTTTTATCATTTTTCTTCCTCTATCTTTCTAGCAATCTCTATGATTCGCTTTCTTTCCTCTGCTGTGATTTCGCAGACTCTATTCATGAATATCTCATATGCTTCCTTGTATAATTCAAGTTGTCTTATTTTGCTGCATGCTGTTTTTGACTCATGAAGTGCATTTGCAATCTTGTTAACTTTTTCCATACTTTCATGGAATGGCAGTTTCAGTATTTCTTCGTGTCCTAGAAGTTCTAGTGCTTCATCAATCATAAGTTCTAGAGCAGCTTCAATTTCGTTTGAGATTGATTTGATGTCATCTATGTAGTATCTGTTCACTCTTACGTCTTGACATTCATACAGGTTGATTTCGTAGTATTTTCCTGGATCTAAACTTGTGCTTGATACCACATAATAATTGTGATGTCCGTTTGTAAACACATGTTTATTTCCTCCTTCACTATAATCTGTACTTACTCTTTCTAGTTTTAGCAACATACAATTACCCCTATCTTAGAACCATTTTTCAAGAAATCTTTTATATACTCTTCTTCTGCTACCAAGAACTCATTTGGCATGTTTTTAATGTGATAAACTGGGAATCCATACATTGTTTTATAAATCTTCCGATTGAGTACTTCTTCTTCATCTTTTAACATAGAACTTCTTTTTATAATTTTAAGTCCATGATCATTAACTGCTATTGCCATTTTTTTTGATGGCTCATGATTCTTAAATATATTTATTGCTTTTTTGACTTCTTCTGCAAAGTTAAGCTCTTCCATTATTTTTCCTCCTTTTTAAATCTGACATTGACAATCGCTTCTCTTTTAATTCGGCCATGGCATATGTCTAGGATTGTTTGATAACTTACGAATAATGCTTTTGCTGCTGTTCTTGATGATCTGTACTCTTTGATTATGTTTCCTTCAGCATCCAACTGTTGTATAACTTTAGATTGGTCTTTCTGATATCCTGTGAGTTGTCCATGGCTACTTTTATCTACCAATTCTAAGTTATCAGCTCTGCAGTTTCTGTAGTTCCCATCGATGTGATGAATATATAAGTTATCTGTAGGTCTGATGAATGCTGTTGCTACTATTTTTGCTAATTTGATATACTTCATTCCTTCTGGTCCGTATATTTTTACGAATAAATGATATCTGCATTTTGTTCTGGACTTGTTCCATTTCTTTTTTTTATGTGGTCTGAGTACCAGTGATACATCTTTCAGGTACTTCTTTAAGATTCCGTTGTTGCTAATCTCATATCCGGGATAACCTTCGACTGGTAGCCATTTAATTTGTGCTTGACCATTGACTATCTTATCCCACATTTCGCTGTATCTTGGATGTTCCTCGTATTGCTTTGTGAACCATGATCTGATTGCGATTCTATCTTCTCTCGTCTTAGCGTTCATCCATTTCTTTGCTGCTATGGATGTTGCTTGCTCGATTGTTCTTGCTTCGTATCGCTTCCCTAATATCTTTTTTATTTCTTCTTCTTCTATTCCAGATTTGATGAGCTTAAGTGTTTTTGGATAACTTACTTGATTTCTGATGCACCATGCACGTGCTGATTCGTTATTTATCTGATATCTCATCATTATCGTTTTTTTTGAACTTTCTTTGGCAGTTTTCCTGATGTGTGACTAGCTCTAGATTACTTTGTTTGTTGTTTCTTTTTTTTCTATCGATGTGATCGATTGATAGTCCATTTCCTACTAGAGTGTCTATGTGTGCTAGATTCACTCCGTTGATATCGCCAAACAGTTCTACGACTTTGATGTGGGTGAAGTGCCATTTTGTTCCTACTTTGATTCTGTAGTACCCACTGTTGTTTTTAAATTGCTTTATAATTCTTTTAAATGTTAGTGAGTAACATCTTCCATAATTGCTGATCAGGTGCTTTGTTCCTAAGAACTTCCACACTTCCCCTTTTCGATTTCTTACGCTACTTGGTTTCTTCACATCGCCCATGGCCACTTCCTCCTAGTTCGTCACCGAATGCATCCCATCCGATTCTCTCTTTTCTTGCAAACACTTCGTATTTCATTGCATCTGGGAACATTGATTCTATCAATTCGTATGCTGCTTTTGGTTTTTTGCTATGGTCTGAGTTGGGTTCATGTATGACTGTTGCATGATGTCCTGGATTGATTGGCATTAGAATGTGTCCGGGCTTGTACCACCACTGCAGGTACTCATGAGTCATTCTCATTGTGAATGCAGGACATGGACCATTTCCTTTTGACCATATGATGTCTGTGTGTTTTTTATAGCCTAAGCTTTTCATCATCTTATCAAGTTCTATGTAGTACTTTTGAATGCACCATATAAATAGATTTGCTTCTTGTGATTCACTGACTATATTTTGGATATATAATTTGATTTCTTCTAGTGCCATTGTTTTGTATGGAACTGGCATTCCTGATGAATTCGGCTTTTTTTTCATTTTTCCACCTCTCATCAGTTGCCATGGTGGATCTATTAATATGATTCCATATCTTCCTTTTCCTGCAGGAGTTTCTACAATCATCTAGGTACACCCACTCTCGATTTAAAATCTCTTACTTGATGATGTTCTGCATTAATTTGTCTTATCTCACCATTATATAAAACTGCTACTTTAATGTGGAACATTGTTGTTTGGATATATATTCCATCTACCCATTCGCCATTGATTTTAACTTTTACAGCTTGTCCGGGCTTTGCTGTTAATGCTTTATCCATTATTATTTCCTCCATATATGTAGGCTGTCATGAATGATTGTGGTGCTTTTTTTATTCTTTTCCACATCGGCAGATCCATTTCCCATAGCAAGCTTTTTTCTCTTTCACTGAGTACTTTGTAAAAATTGTTTATTTTGATTGGTTCTATCTTTTCTACATTGCTCAGATAGTGTGCATAGATTCTACCATCATGATAATAAAGCAATTTATCTAGACTTAGACATGATTTTTCAAGTATTTCTTTTTCTCTCATTTTTTCAGTCATGTATTCATAATTTGTTTCATCTAGTCCGAACTTATCAGTTACGATCTGTTCATGAGTTATTTCATCATCACCTGTTATTTGAAATTTAACAATTACTAGACCGTTTAGTTCACGTCCTAGTTTTGGTTTGTTTTGTATGAATATACGTCCTATTGGAGATTGTGCCAACCTTGATCTGCTCTTTGTGCAATAACCATAACCGTTTACTACATCGCCTTTTTCTATCTTATCAATCGCCCATTGTGGCAATCTTCTCTTTCTTACTTCTATAGTCTTTTGTCCATTTGCAATTTTCTCGATGTATTCTGGTTCGATACTATATATCAACACTTTTTCTTCTGTAGATTCAGTTGCTGTTTTTTCTTTTTTTGTATCGATCTGGATGATGTAACCTATTTTATCTGTCTTCGCTTTAAGTGGTGCATTGTTAGCTAATGGTCCATATTTAAATTCATAATAAGTTGTTGTTTTTTCTATCGCTGTAATTTTTGCTTTCATCATAATGTATGGATCTATTAATTGATAGTTTTCCAGATACATTCCTAGGTTCGCTTCTACAATTATTGTTCCTGTTTCTTTATCTTCAATTCGATATGCTATTTCATTTCCAAACTTTGCTCCATATTCATTCATTAACTCTACTAAGTACTCTGATACTGTGTACTGTTTAACTTCTATAAATTCTATACTCATTCTAGCCTCCGATTTAGATATCAAATATTGAAATTTGAGTGATCGTTTTATTTGTTTTGGTATTTAGGATTTTATCTATTTCATTGAATACTATTTCTTTGTTCTTTGCTGCTGTTATGATGTTTTGATAGTATAAAGGTTTTATACATTTTGATAGTGAGTATCCTTGTTCATATACACCTGTTTCGAATATGATGATTCCATTTTTTTTAAATTGTATGAATGGGCATCTGGTTATCCATCTTATTTCATAATCTGTCAGTCCATATCTTTTGGATACTTCTGCTGCAAACTCTTCGGTTATTTTTGTTTGCTCTTTAGTGTGATGATTCTCATTTGACGTTATAAGCATTATCATCCCACTCTTCTTCTTCTGCAAGTGATTCTGGATCTTCGCCAAGTAAGTATCTGATTGCTCTATTCTTTGATTTGTAACTTTCGATATTGCAGTCACCGCTTGTATTGTCGCATGCTACCCATACATCATCTTCTTTACTTATATATAAATTCTGATCTCTTTTTAATGTATGATTGATTCCATGTTCTTCTATCATAGCTGTTATAAATTCAATAGGTACTTCTATGATTTTTTGTTCCATTAGATTCCTTCCTACTTCTTATAATCAATTGCTTTGATGTTGAAGTCTATACTTATTATTTTTTTTACTTGTTGCTTAACATTTAGTTCATAATTTTCTATGAACTCTTTTCTTACCCATTCATTTGTGTAGTCTTTAATTTGAGATTTCATTTCTGATATAGTTTTTTTTAATGCAGGATCTGTTATATCATTTATCATATCTTCTATGTAGTAGATTGTTCCTGATGATGGATTGTATCCTTGATACTTTTTATTTCTGAGCATTAATAATATATTTTCCCATGCAGCTTCGCCACTTATATTTTTACTTGCTATTTTATCTCTCATGGATTCTATAAGTCTTGTAGGTGAGTCTGGCGGTCTTGAATTTTCCATCATATAGTTTTGTATTAATGATTCGAATTCCGCATCTGATAAGTTTTTGAATGTCATGTACCATACTTGCTGTACAAGTGGATTGTCTAAGTCAAGTTTGAAGTATACATAGAATGCATTTAGAAGTTCCATACCTTGTACAAATACTTTTTTACTCAGCATTTAAGAACCCTCCCCATCTGCTTTCAACTCTTTTAACAATATCACTATCAATTTCATCTTTCCATCGTCCACCATTTAGCCATGTTGCAGGATATGGTATGAATTTACCATCTTCCTTTATCCAATCTTCGGTCTTTTTAAACTTTAGAATTGCTTCTATCATGATGTCAACAAGTTCTATTGTAGGTTTTCTTCTTTTAAACCATGACTCAGCTTTATCTTTAGCCTTCTTCTTTGGATATGCTTTCCAGAAGCGTTCGAATCTATCCTGCAATGATTCTTCTTGAATAACCTCCTGCGATGTTATTTGCGCAGGTTTATCTCTCTTAACTTCTCTTAACTTAACTTCTCTTAACTTATCTTTGGTTGCCATTTGGTTGCCAGAGTCATTTTCTTCTTCTATTAAGTCGAATAAATCTGATGGATTCTGGATTTCTTTTAGTGTGTAAGCTTTGTTTTCTTTCATGTCTAGCAGTGCCATTTGCTCCTGATAAACTGTAGGTTTGTATCTATCCCATCTTATTAGATTGTGGATTCGCCAATGCTTTATAACTACCACTCCGTTATCAAATGCGATTATAAATCTTTTTGCTATCAGAAGCATATAATCATCTTGACCTGCTTTTACGTTTCTCATGACTGCCATAGGGTTTTTTACGAACCCATCATCATCAGCTTTTGAGATAAGATGGAAGTAATAGTTTTGTGCTGATACAGGCATGTTTAGGAACATGTCGCTGTCGGTTATTTGATCTGAGAACATTCTTCTTGCCATTTTAAATACCTTTTCTCTTTCTATTTTTTATGGACTCCGCCAATATAAACTTTAACTCTTTCTTTTTGAGCATCATTTAAATCCCACATAACATATAGTTGAGTCGTTATGATGTCGTTATGGTTATACATCTTTGAAAGTGTTTGCCAGGATCCTCCACCTAATATGTAGTGATATCCGAATGTCTTTCTTAAACTATGCAATCCGAATGTATATCCTATTCCTACTTCATTTGCAGTATCTGATACGATTTTGTGTCCTTGTTGCCTTGTTATAGGTAGGTATATTTTCTTGCCTTGATGTATCTTTTTCTGACCCATGAACATGTAATCATACTCAGTCAAATTGTTTCTTTGAATATAGTCTAAGATGTCATCATGTAGTTGCTTGTTCATTTTGTAATTTTGCATTTTCCCGGTCTTATTTTCCTTGATGGATACATAACCTTTTAAAACATCTTTGACTCTTATCTGCAGCAAATCTTCTGCTCTGAGTGCTGTATTAAATCCTAGGACACATAGCATCCAGTTTCTGTCCGCTTGCTCTTTTTTGACTGGTGTTTTTGCTGATTCTCTTTTTTTTAATAATTGAAACATAAATCTTTCTAGTTCCCTTGGATCTTTGATTGGCCATGTTTGATGCTGTCCACCAAAGTATTTTACTCTTCTTGACATTTCCTATTTTCCTTCCCATTGACATTTAATAGATTTTTTGATATTCTATTATTGACAATAAATGGGTTGTCAAATAAGACTCTAATTTCTTCTGGCGGAAGGTATGCGGGGTCTTTTTTCTTTTTTGCTTCGGTGACGTACTCTATGCGTTTGATTAAGTCATATGCTCTTCTCATGAACCAATCATTCAAGCTTTTATATCCTGCTTCTTTAAGTGCTTCTTTTGAAAATAAATTCTTGAACTTTCTATCAAGTCTTACGTGAATATGAAAGTATGGATAATCATCTGGAATGTCATTTCTACCGTTCTTTTTTCTTAGTAGTCTAATCTCTTCCCTGGAGTAAATTTGAAGACGATCTGCATTCAGTGCTGTTTCAATTTTTATCATAGTATCTGGTGTTGGAAGTACTCTGTAATCTTCAATCATTACCATAATTTTTTCTTTAATTCCTACTGCAATTGCAAGTTCGCTTTTGCTTATTTTTTTTTGTTTTCTAATCTCTGCTAATCTCATGATATCCCTACTTCCTTTTGATAACGTTCTAATGACTTATAATCTTTTGGTTGTAGCCCATTTTGATTGCACCACATGATGAACTTCGCTGTTGGATCTGTTAGATAGAAGTCAATTTTATCAATTTCTTCTTGACTTACACCTAGCCTACTTAGTCTGTTTTTTGCTCCTGCAATTGCGGATTCAATTTCATTTTTCTCGCAGGTCTGGGATTGAATATTTTTTGATATCTGCCCATAAAATATCTTAATTTCAGATACTGTTTTTTGAGCCTCAAAGATTGTTTCGTTTACTTCTTTTTTTCTTTCCTGTTCTGTCATATTAGAACCTCCTATTTTATTTTTCTATGACTAGTATACTTTTCACATCTTCTTGATAGAAGACTTCTTCTTTAACTTTGAAGTGTTCACTAAGCTTACTTACATCTTTTGGGAATATCTTACTTTTGCCAGTTATCTTATGCGACATTGCTACCCTAGTTATTCCTAGGATTTCTGCTAGTTGATTCTGCTTTATGTTGCCAATGTGCATAAGTGCTTTGACGATTTCAGCGTTTGCGGATTTGATTGCCATATATCTGTTTCCTTTCATTTTAGATTTATTATAGTCGCTACCGCTTACTTTGTCAATGCACTTTGTTTACATCGTGTATACTTTTTACTCTTTATCGAAGTATTCAACTGGAAACCCTAGTTTTTTGGATATCTTTTCTTTGTTTATTTTTCCCGGAACTCTGTTTCCATTTTCCCATGTGCTGAGTTGTTGCTTGGTAATTCCTAAGATATTTGCTGCTTGTAATTGGTCCAGTCCGTTTGCTTCTCTTGCAGCTTTGATAACGCATGCATCTGATTCTTCTTTTGGTCTGATATCCTTTTCTAGCATTATCATCGCTTCTATAATGGTTGACTCCATTACTTCGCAGATTGGATTTACATCTCTAGCTTCTTTTCTAATGTTGTATCCTTTGCCATGGATGGCTACAATCACTTGTTTTGATTGGTTGTTTTCATTCACTGTAGCAATCTCTAGTGTTACTACCTTTTTTGGATTATTTTCTATCTTTGCTACTTCTAGCAAGATGTTCTTCATCATTTCGTTGTTCATTTCTTTACCTCTTTCTTTATCCAATAATTTCGGATGTATTTGTTTCTGCAATCCCATGTGTCAATTAAGAATTTTCTATGATCTATCGTTTTAATGCATGTTAAATGTTTATTGACACTAATAATTAGAGTATCTGCATCTGCTACTTTTTCGATTTCATCTATTCTGTATTTTTTCTTATCCCATTTCTTTGGTTGGGCATATTTTATGAATCCTAGTTCACTAATTACTTTTGAATAATTTTTTGGATCTGCAATGTGATTTCCACTTCTCTTGTATTCATCTATAAGCATATCAAGTATTTCGTTGTATTTTTTTCCAGATGCTGCTGTTATTGCCCGGACGACACAATCTGTAGTTTTTTTGTTTCTAAAGTTTAGATTTGTCTTTTCATAGTAAATCATTTTTTCTACCTCACAGTGTGATGAGTGCTGCATATCTGGCATAGTTGTATCCTTCCGATTCTATTAGAACTCCATAACTGTATCCTTCACATGTTACAAGTAAGCAGTGCCATACACCATCGCCATCAAAGTACATAGTTGTTATATTTTCTTCTATGTAGTTTTTATCTTCTAATGGGTTATTGATTAAAGCTTCGAATTCTTCTTTACTAACCTTGATTTGATATTCTATGATGTATCTTTCTTTTGGTATCAAATCTTCCTTTTGTGCTTTTCTGATAAAGTTTGCATATCCATATAAACTTTTTGGAACTTCTTTATTCATAATAAGCCTCCAAATCAGTTACAGCTTCTTTTGTTATGTGATCGATTAATAAATCCATAGGATACTCTGGGTTTGCTTTAAAGTATGGTTGATTTCTTCCTTCTTCATATAGCGTAACCAGATGCTCTGTTTTTTCGATTCTAGCGATTTTTCTTGGATGTTTGGATAATATTTGGGTAACATAGTTACCTTCGCTTATTTCGCCTATCTTAGTAGGTGTCCATGCCAGATTGCCGATATCTCTTTTTTCTTCTGGATCTGTTATGTATTTCACAGTTGGCTTTCCCAGCTCTACTCCATTTTCTTCTATCATTTCTTGTACAAGAAATTCTAGATGATGGTTAGATTTTATTTGATTCCATTCTTGTGATTCAAACACCATTCCGTTTCTAAATTCTAGTTTAATCTTTACTTTCATTTTTATTTCCTCCGTTTTTTAATTTTATCAATATTTTTTTTATATTCTGAAATTCTGCTGTTTCTCTTATCCATTTAGAACTTAAACTACCTATAGCTGGTATAGCACCTATGACTTCTAAGTCTTCCTCTATTGTATCTTTAAATTTTATTTCTGATGATTCTTCTACTTTATCAATTAGTATTACAAGATTATTTCCTGTGATTATTTGATAATCTGTGTTTTTGATAAATTTTTGAATAATTTTTAACCCTTTCTTCATTGTGATTTTATCAGTTTTTGTTGATGAGAATTCTACGACTATTGGATTGCATCCTAGTTTTGTAAAGTCTGTATCTTTCCAATTCCAATCTATTTTTATTCCTTTTATTTCTTCTATGACATCGATTGCTCTCCATCTGGCATCTGAGTCTACTTTTGTTAGTAGATCAGGCATCCAAACATTATTCTTGAATGCTTCTTGTAGTTTATTTAGTATCTTCACTTTCTTTCCTCCTAGGCTCTCTCATCAGTGCAAGTTGCCTATTTCCTGCAGACACTAGACTGTGCTAGTGTTTCGATTTATTCGTATAAATCAAGTAGTTCTTGATACTTATCGTATGCCTCCTGTAGTGCATCTTTTACTTCTTCTAGTGACTCAATTTTTAAATCTATTTTTTCTATTTTTTCTTGCTCTTTTTCTGTGTTTTCGCCTGATTCTCTTTCATCAGCTTTTTCTTCTATCTTTTCTTTTTTTTCTTCGAAGTTTGGGATGTATTCCTGTTCTATTTTAAATATTTCATCCTGTATAATTTCCATTTTTGCTTGTACTTGTGCTTTTGTCATTGTGTTACCTTCCTAGCCTATCTCATCAGCACTGGGTGGCTATTCCAGTGGACTGGAGTCATGGTGGTTGACTCCAGTTTCGATTATTTTTTTACCTCCTTTATTTCGTCTAGATTATATGTTTCTTTTTCTTGCTTAGTCAGTTTTCTATCATATTCTATGATGTCGTAATATTTATTCGTTGGATCATCATGTCGTCTTATAAATCCATTCATTGGTTGGCATCCTATGCTGAACCCTCTTAGTCGCATTCCGTATTTCATCTTTTCCTCCATGGGCTACGCCCTACCTTACTAACACCATTATATCAAATAGCGTTTACTTAGTCAACGTTTATGTGACATGAAGTGCAATAAAAAAAGCCCTGCTAGATTTTAGTCTATGCTAGGGCTTTAAGTTATTGGAACAATTTTGCGATTGTCTTTGCAGCTTCTTTGATGACTTCCAGTTCTGCTATTTTTTCTTCTAGCTCATGGATCTTATTTTGTGCTACTTCAAGATCTTCAAGTGCTTTGTCTTTCTTGGCTTCGCATTCAATAAGTTCATCGTAGCGTTCTTTACCGACAGTAACTGTTTCTGGTTCTGGTTCGGTTTGATGCTCGACTTTTTGTTCCGCTTTATCGTCTTTGGCTTCAATTTCGTCTTCCTCCGCTTTTTCAGCACTTGGTATGGGTTCTTGTTCGTCTTCGTTGATTTCGTTCGCTGTGGGAGCGTCTAGAACGATTTCTTCTTTGACATTGAATCTATCAAACTCTACAGTTCCTCTTGAACTGATGATTTGTTTTAATTCATCAAGGTTTACCCCTAAAATTGAGCATGCACGATCTGTGTTGACGGCTTCTGGTTTACCAGCTTCGTTGATGATATAGAGTCCACCGTTTTCGGTAACACCTACAGCAATCTTAGTTTCGGATTCATTTGTAATTTTTACAAGTTCCTCAACACTGGTGATTTTTCCATAGGATCCTTTATCAGTCTTAGCCATGGAGTTCACCTCCGCTATCGTTAATGATAGTATTTAGTGAATCTACTTCAATTCCAATCTCGTCTGTCCTTGCTTTGAGTGCTTTCAATTGCGCTTCATAGCTATCGTATCTGATTTGCTGCTCTGCTGTTAGCGAGCCTGCATGTAATTTTTTAATACGATTGACAGCTTCAATGACATCAGTATTTAAATCAGTAATAGTTTTGATGTCATGATCGATAGATTTGAGTTCTTTAAGCAATGCGTATTTCTTGTCTTTTGCTTCTTTAACTCTTTTCGCTTTTTCGCCAAGTTCCTTACCGAATGAAAGGATACCGGGTGCTGCTGAGAACCCTGCAAACACAAGGATTTCAACAATGTATTCGCTAAACGGTGTTAGCTCTGGTACTACGACCGAAAGCACTCCCAAGATAATTAATAACAACGTAAAGACGAATGATACAATTTGTACTACACTTAATCTTTTTGCCCATCCAAACATGATGATTCCTCCTTTTTTGAATGATCTTAATAGTCTAACTGCTAATCTCGCTTTAGCCTCTGGATTTAATACCTGCTCCGCAGTCGATGCTGCAGATGTCATTTTCTCTACATTCATCTTACTACCTTTCATTACTTTGCCCATGGCCACAAGTAATAGCACTATAGAAAGCATGTAAAATGTTTTTTGAAGCCAACCCAGTTCTATGCTATCCATAAAACCTGCAATGGCTGTAAAGACGTAATAAAGGATTAATTCAATTAATGTTCGTAATTTCCCCCACATAGACCCCTCCAAATATTCTGATCACGCTTTCTTCTATCCATTGAGTAAACGCTCCCCAGGGGTCAAGTCCTAGTATGACTTGTGCCACAAAAAATGTGCCTACAGCTAGAATGAACAAGCTTGTGATGATTGGCCAATACCATGACGGTGAAAACAATGTGTATCCTAATTTCTGGATGCCTATGAGCAGTTTTGCTATAAGCCAGATTAGGACATACACTAGCGTTCCGAACAATACGATGTAGTAAAGGATTCTAAGCCATTTCGGCATACGATCCCCAAGCCTGAACGCAAAGGCTCTGTTTATAATCTTTTCCTCCATTAGTCTGTACCTTCTTCTTCCTTAGTTTCTTCAAGCAATGGATCCTGGATCTGTGGTTCTGTGGCTTCAAGTATTGTCAATTTTTCATCGACAGTTTTCTCATGCCATATCTTATCAAGAATCTCTTTCATTCTTGATGATTGCGCCTTTTCTTCCTGCAGGATGTCGTAATAAGTTGTATCGATTTTTTGAACGAATGATTCTTCGCTTTTGGATAAATCTTCCGATACTTCCAATACTTGACCTGTCATGAATTTCCCAAAGACTTCGTGTCCTTGTGGCGCATGGACGACAACGTAGTTTCCTACTTGGATCTGGGTTGATGTTGATAGTTCAATTTCAGTGCCATGTCGTTGCAATGCAATCTTTATTTTTACCATTTAAGTCCTCCTTATCTTTAAGGGTTTGGCTTATCCCTTAATTACCTCAGTTAGAAATATTTTTTTAAAACCAAGCTTAACACTTTTTTTGCCGTTTCTGATTTCAATTTCGCTTACTGGTAGTATAGCAACATTGTTTAATTTATCATAGACTGTGATCTGAGCGTTTAAGCCTAGATTTGATAATTCTAACGGGTTGACTTTGCTATTGTCTAGCACAATAATGTTTTGATTAAACCTTGAATTGACGAGTTCATATACTGCATTAAATTGTGCTTTGTAGAAGAACTCTTCTGCAATGATTTTCTGCTGCACCGGGAATATTTGATTTGCAGGTGCAATGAATTGCTCATATATCTGATTGTCTTTTCCTAGAAAATAATTTCTTGATGGGACTGGTTTTGGTTCACGTGGTATCTGTCCTACTTGCCAGTAGACTTCTACTTCATCAATTACAATTCTTAATGATGATGGGTAGTAGTCGTTTACATAGCTTCCATCAAAGTAGAAATAAAACTGTTCGCCACCTTGAAATCCGAAATAAACACCTATACTACAATTTATCAATTCTGCATACTCTAGCGCTCCATACTGATTTACTCCATCAAATACTAAATCGCCTCCTAAGTACACTTTAATTCTCGATGTGTCTATAGGGCATGTACCTAATAGTGTTAGCAATGTATGTGTGCCTGTTAATGCTGTAAATGTGTGATCGTAACTATAATAAAATGTTCTATAAGCATCGCCATATGGTGGATAGTCGCCATCGTATTGTAAGACTTCTTTTGGATACATATACCATGGTTGCTGCTGATATGTTTTCCCGAATTCATAAGGTCTGACATTTTGGATTGATGTTTGTTTTGCAAATATTACTTTGTTAGCAAGCTCATTTTTGAATGTCGTTCCTAATGTTACTGACGGATTGGTTACTCCTTTAAATTTCAAGAATATTTCATAATAAGCATAAGGTAATGGGTATGTTCCTTTTAATTCTACAATAAACCATCCTTGTCCAAAGTCAGTATATGGATGAATTTCGATCACTGGAACTGTCGTATTCATTTGTCTGGTGTTATTAAAATATGCCGATCCACTACCGTTTTCTCTCATGAAAGATGCTGCCATATCTAAATTTGGATGATATGGAATATGAAGTATAAACTTTTTGCTCCATGTAGTAAGTATTGTATTAAAATCTGCATATGATTGATAAACAGTTAATTTGATAAATTTATTTGGTGATGATGGTTCTGATTCAAAGTATCCCCAATTTGATCCTGGAAATCTTATGAATTCTGATTCATTAATTACAACACCTTCGCCTTGCTTTTTACGATTGCTTGGTAAGCTATCATAGTAGGCTTTTGAACTTCTGATCCATTGAATGTTTGCAGGTGTGTCTTCTGAGTCCTGTGGAAGCGATACTGTGGCGATGCACTTGTTAGTTTTTGTATCTGTCTTAGTACTTTCATGAACAAAGTCATCAAGATGAATTGTCGCTGCTTGATTAGTAGATGTGACATCCATTTCTATTTCTTTTGATATTTCATTAAAAAATGGAAGCATAAACAATCCTGCAGTTGCTAGATATACTTTTATAAATTTAAGTGCGTTCGTAGTAAACACCTGCCCTAGGAAGTTAGTGATGTATGCTGTATCTGTAGTTATGCTTGGAACATTAAATACTACAGGTGGTTGATTGTTATCAAATGCATCAAAAACTTTATTTAATATGGTAGATACTTGTAAGTTAACTTCTGCAACGTCTGCATAAAAGTCTAGGCTTACATCTGTGTCTAGTATTGTTTTGAAGTCTAGACCTTTAAATCTGCACACTTTTGCATCCTGTGACCATGAGTTTACATATCCAGAATACACATATGTTCCATCATCTTCCTTTACTACAAAGATTAGTGGTTCATCTAATGTTTCATCAGCTAGTCCTTCAAATGTAGATTTATCTTTATCATAGACTCTTTTAGTAATATCTTCTCTTACTTCTTTTACGATTCCGCCAAAGATTATCTCTGGGTATCCATCTTGAACTTTGGTCCATGAATAAACATATGTTTCAGGTATATATTGATAATATCTTGAGTATCCCAAATAGCACCCGCAATATTGCCCTGGAGATCCTACACCTGTAGGTGGGCAAGTATTACATTCCATCACTGCACCTCCGGGATTTGATACTTCTATCCATCCTCCTGCGCTTCCTGTTCTTGTGCATTGCCACAAGCTTCCTCTGCTTCCTTCTACTATTTGCAAATAGTTAGATAGACTAGGCGTTGCTGCAGGTGCTGTGAATATTGTTTCTGGATCATTTTTATACAAAGTGATATACATTAGTCAATCACCCACTTTTTATACAAAACATCCATTGTTATCCCTGTTAATGGGCTATCAATTTTAATTAGAGACTTTTTGTTAGCTTCAGCTTTCAAGAAAGTCTTTTTTGCTAAATTAAACTGACTATATCCTTGAGTGATTTGACCACCACTATAAAGTTCGACCTTTTTTTCTTCTGAGTCTATTAATAGATACTCATCTGATGAAAATTGTTTTAATATTTCTGTTTCATTAAACCCTATGGTTATTACTGGCTTTTTTAGTTCCATGATAATTACCTCAATTCTTCGGATTTAATCACTTGAATTATATACTTTTCATCATCAGATAGTGGTCCATCATATTCATCATCTTCTGCTATGCTTTTATAGTGTTCAAATTCTTCATATGATAATTGGGCTTCCCAGTATTCAAAAAGCATTGTATCATCATCTTCATGTGGCTCTATTTGATTGATATTCTTGTGGATGAAAACTGTTGATTCTGCTTTGACAAGAATTTGAGCTTGTTCGATCTGCCCTTGCACTGATTCGATTATTTTCATGTTTTTGAATCCTCCCAATATATTTTTTTAAGTTTGTTGTATTTGATAATGGCTCTATATATTTTTCAATATATCGCTTGCCGTTGCTTGTGTGAATCATCCATCCCATCATGGATACGAGTGATCTAGCATTTTTTAATGTTATTTTTTTACTTAATCGATTTGAGCATCTATTTAGTCTTATAAAAATATGCTTCCTTAGCTTTGTGAATCCTGGTGACATTTGATATTCTACAAAATCTATAGGCCTTTTGGAAACTTGAAATACTTGCCAATTATTTTTTATTTTTAGCCTGTATTCATATCCGGTCAGAAACTCTTCGATCATGTTTTTTGTTTGATGAAGTTGTCTTTTATTGTTTGAAAATAAAACCATATCATCTACATATCTGACATAATACGGAATTTTGATTACTTCTTTGATAAAGTGATCTAACTCTTCTAAATAGAAATTTGAGAACCACTGGCTCGTATAATAACCAATTGGTAATCCTTTCCCACCGTTGTCGATGATGGCATCTATTAATCTTAGAACTTTATCATCTTTGATTTTTCTTCTAAATAGTTGTTTCATTTTTTCATTTGAAATAGATGGGAAGAATTTCTTAATGTCGATTTTTAAAGCATATTTTGGATTCGTTTTTAAAACTCTTTCGACATAGTTTTTTGCAAATAGTGCGCCTTTACCTGGAACAGAACCACAATTGTAGTAATACATTCCCTTTGACATTACCTTTTGAATTTGTATTGTCAATGCCCAGTGAATAACCTGATCTGGATAGAATGCCGGTACAGTTATAATTCTTTCTTTTTGTCTAGGACCGTCTTTAATATATTTAATTCTATTTTCAGAAAGTTTATATGTTTCGTTTTTTAGATCTTCGTGAAGCCTGTCTATAAATTTGTCAATATTATCTAAAATAAACTTAATATTCCTCTTATCTGATTTGCCTTTGGCTGCTTTATAAATTGCAGTTCTTAAATTTTCTTTATCATAAATCTTTTCGTATATGTACCCTATTCTTTTCATGGAT